GATCTCATTTAGTATTGCTACTATCTGATTTATATCTGTGATCTTAATTTTAAAAGTATCTTTCAGATCTATACCACAAAATATTTCAATCATTTTCTGTGCTACAAACATTCCGTCACCATTATCCTTTTGCACCTTTAAGAATTTCTGATACTGACCAAGTGTCAATTCACTTAATTCTGTTGGTACGTTTACTGAAAGTTTCATAAGTATATAATACCAAATTAAGTATTTTTTATCAATAAAAAAAGAGGGACATCTACGAACCCTCTTTAACTCGACTAACTAATATGAAATGAACTTCTATGTAGATGTAATCTCTTGCTTTATTATTTCAAAATTAATCTTGTGTTTCTCTAATTGGTAACTTATATGTAAGTGTGGATCATTAAATGCGTCTTGAATAAACAGATCTTCTAGTTGTGACACATCTAACAGCTTTAAGAAAGTAAGATCGTAATGACCAAATACATATTTTAATGCCATTACCGTTTGTGATATTGATTTTACTTGTTCTTTTTTTTTAGCTTCCATAATTTATAAAAAGGTGCTGCTCTTTTGACACGTTCTCTATATGAGTTATCAGCACCTGTATTGTTATTATTTAGTTTGTTTAATTACTTTATTAAACTTTTTAATTCTCTCGATTTAGACGTTCTTCTTTTTTCTAGTTCTGCCATACCTTCTTGTATAAACTGTGACGAATATACAATCTCACCTTTAATTTGAGAATCTGTCATTTTATTTAAGTTATATATCATTTTATTATTTATTAGTTATGAAGCTAATATACAACAATTATTTTAATTATCAATTTTTTTTGATAACTTTTTTTTAATTATATTTGTTTTATGGAAAAAATACACAAAACAGAAAAGTTCTTTTTAGATATTATTGGAACAGATAAATGGAATCAATTAAAAAGCTCTAACAAATTTAATAACGTTGAGTTTTATGAAACATATAAACATTATAGAAATAAATATAATTTAAAAATTGTAGCAGGTTCTGATTGGATATATAATAATAAAAGATATAAATATGGATCTATTAAAAAAGAAAATATTTATGTTGATAATAAAAATAATATAAAGTTAAAACCAAATACAATATTATACTATCTATTGAGAGATGAAGAAGATGATGGTTTTCAAATCAATATAAGTAAAGCAGCTTTTTGCCCTATATTATATAAACATATACCAGATGATGAAATTGATAAAATAAATATAAATTTTAAAGAAGTTAAATTAAAATATACACTACATAATCCATATAAAATGTATAATAACTATCTATTTTGTCATACACCAGAGAATTATAGTACTGTAATAGATGTAGATGTAATATACCAATTATATAATTTAGGCATATTTGATGAAAGAATTGTTTCTATACATAATTGTAAAAATTGTAGAAGTAATTATGTTTACGTATATATTAATAATAAAATAGGCTCTATTAAAGTAAAATCATATGAATTATATAATTATGGTTATGGTAATACTTTATCTTATTCTTGGCATTCTGATTGTTCTAAATTAGAAAGTATTAACGTATAGCATACTTACCATAGTTAGGTTTGCTCATTAGAGAATAGGTTGCGTACCGAGTTGCGTCAGGTAAGTGATCAGCACCATCATTAGGTATGTTTGTTAATCTATTTGCTTTATCTTTTTTCCATCTATAATCTCTAAACTCTTTTATAGCATTTACAGATGTTTCTGTTATGTGTAGTTTGTATCGCTTTAACAGATCAATACCTGCCATAATACTATTCTGACCTTTTACACTTGGTCTAATATTATTACCCATTCTTTTAAGCTCATCTATTAAACGTACTTCTGCTGAATCACCAAAGCATAGCTTATTGTCTTTATTATGCTCTAGAAAGAATCTATGTATGTCTGCTGTAGTCATCATAGTTCTGTAAAGTAATTCATTAATATATAAGTTGTGATCTTTCTGATATACCTCTACTGCACAAGTAGGATCGTTTGTATAACCAAAGTCCATACCTATAGATAAGAACTTAGCATCCTCTGGTATTTTATTTATTGTACTAAAACTAAATATTTGTGTTCTTGATAATGCTCTTTCACCTAAACCAAATACCTGCCAATATTCATCATCAGTTTCTTTTAGTCTTTCTAGTTCGTGTATTATGTTTTTATCTATGAACGGATTGTCTTTATATGTCGTCTTATAAAATACAGCATCATCTCTAGTTTCTACTTTATCATATATCCAGTGATTGGATTCACTAGGATTGTAATCTAAAATTATTTGCCCTTCTGTTCTAAATATTAATTGCTGCCAACTATCCCAATCTATTTCATTACACTCATTAATAAATAATAAGTTTCTCTTTCTACCACGTATCTTAGCAGGTTGATCTAATGATATAAACTCTATAGTATTGTTGTTTAGATAGTATTCGCTGTTACTCTTATTATGCTCTTTCTCACTATATAATTCATAGTTTTTTAATATATCTAAAAAGTCACGCATAACTGTACCACGTAAACTTGGGAATGTTTTACGACATATAGTTATAATATGATTTTGATTTTGAAAGCAGTAATCAAATATTATCCAAAGTAATATATTAAAAGTTTTACCAGATCTACTTCCTCCTCTTTCTATTAGTATCTTATTATCAGATCTATAAAATTTGTAAGCGTGATTAAATACAACATTAGTCTGTACTTGGTTCATTATCTTTTACAACTACTTCGAATAAAGGTGTGTCTTGGTTTAGTGTTATGTCTTGTGTTTCTCTAGGTTTACCATAAAAGTAATTTGCATATAGTTGTGCAAACTTATAATCACCATTCTTTAAACCATTGTGTAGTACTTGTATAAATAAATCTTCCATAGGTGATAGCTTGTCTAATAACTTAAACTCATCAGCTTTAGACTTTCTACCAGAACCATCTCTTTTACCTCCCCAACTCATAATTAATTTCTTTTACCTTGTCCTCTATATTTCTTCTTGTAACCTGTTTGTCCTTTACTTGCATTCTTACTGTGTACACCTTTTCGTCTTACTTTTGATTTCCTTATATAGGTGTAAATTGCATTTCTAGCCACTTGAAAAAACTTGATTAATCAAAGATATAATAAAAAAACAATACTTTTTTAATACTAAAACTCAAATATAATGTTTTCATATTCTTCATCTTTAATCATAGTTTGTATTTGTGCTGCCATTTTAAATACTGCTTCATCAGGTAAATAATTTAACTTCATTCTTATATATGCTTTTGCATTAGCTTGATTTTTAAAGTCAGGTATGTCGAATAATGCACCAAACCAATCGTCCATTCTTTGATTTTTATCCTGATATATTTCAAACATCTTTAGCGAATGACATAAAGTTGCACTATCCATAGCAAAACCCATATCATTAAATATTATTATTATATCCTTGTTTCTTAGTTTGTAATAATCTTTTAATATGTGTACAAAAAATGATCTTGCTTCTACATATTCTATTGCTCGTTTCTTTTTAAAGAAATTTATTCCAGTAATTTTTTTTACGTCTTTTGTTATCTTGTGTGTAAACATAGTATAAAGTTAATGATTATAAATTAATTTCAATGTAGTAATCGTCTAATTCTACTTCTTCTGTTTCAAAGTATTGCTCGTATATATTTAGTGCATACGCTACCTTATCTCTACCACTTTGTATAAAATCTTTAGATACTGGTGGACTTATACCTATATCTCTTGAACCTTTATCTATCACAATAAATCTAAAATTAGGTTGATTAAATAATTCTGTATATATATATGCTTGTACGTCATAGTGAAAATTATAGGAGCTATGCTCAAAGTTTTTTATATTGTTTGTGGTCTTTATATCACATATATAATCTTTATGTAACAAATCTGCTTTAGCACGAAATGGTTTACCTTGTACCAATCCTACTTCGGGTGTTTCATTCTTACAGTTTTTCATCATTTGCATAGCAGGTTCATTTCTGTAAAAAGCGTCTGCTAATCTTTCTGCGTCATTCTTTTCTTTCAGTGTGTATACTTCTCCGTGTTCTTCTTTTGCTAATTTATATTTCTTAGTGTTTTTGCTTTGTACATCTACAAAAATTTTTTTATCAAACTGCTCAGGTTCTAGTATCATTAAATGAAATAGAAGCCCATCACGCATAGCTTGACTAGTTGATGATCCATACTTCATAACATTATAGTATGTCTTAGGTGATTCTAATAGTAATTTGGTTGAAGAACTACTAAATGCAAAAGTATTCATAAAGCCATAATAGAATTCATCATCTAGCATTTTAGATAACAGTTCTGTTTTATCATAGTATTTTCCGTCTAATAGTTTTATTTGTTTATTCATAAGCATATCTAGTATTATTAAGTCCAAAGTTGTTTTTGTGATGTATGGTTGTTAAATCTTTTCATAGTTTCTTCATAGTATTCTTTGTCTATCTCATAAGCATCTAAATCATATTTTAAATTATGACAAGCTATTGCTATTGAACCTGAACCTAAATGAGTATCTAATATTTTATCACCCTCTTTAGAATAGTTCATTAATAGCCACTCATAAAGTTTTACTGGTTTTTGTGTAGGATGTATTCTTTTATCTTTATTATGAACGTGTAAATTAACAAAAAGTTTAGCAGGTTTTTTTACATTAGTCCAAGCCTGTTCAACCATTGCAAAACTAAAATCTAAAGCATTGCTTTTTTGCCAAATTATAAAATACTCACTTGTAGGTAAATCGAAATTATTGCTACCCCAAATTATTTGATATTTGCTAACTCTAAAAAGTTCGTTAAAAAATTCTTTATTTGGTTTTATGTTATTCCAATTTTTATTTTTATCTCCAAAAGATTTAATTTTTTTACTGTTACCTCCATCTGAAGCTTTGAATCTTTCTAAACCATAAGGTGGATCAACAATAGCTAAATCATATTGATTGTCTGCCATATCTTTCATAGCTTCCATACAATCTTTATTATATAAATTTATCATTATTTAGTTAAGTGTGTGTCTTTGTATTCTTGTAACGCTGCTAATATTCTCCAAGCTGCTTTTGCTAAATGTAACATACCATCCTCATCTATAGGGTTGTTGCTATGATCTATTATATGTCTTACACCTGCGTCTAAATGATCTTTGCTTTTTGATTTGTCCCAATGCAATTCTTTATCAGGATGATGTTGTTTATTGCCTAATTGACTTACCTTACTTATTTCAAATATTGCTGTAGGAAAATATTTAAGTACTCCAGTATAAACTGGCATTTGTTTTCTTTGTTCGTGTTTAGTCATATTCTTCATATATCATTCTATATATTAATGTTACGTGCAAATTGTCATTATCTATTAATTGATATTTTTTGTTCTCCATTTGTAACCTAAATATAAAAGTATATAGTTCTATCTCTACATAACTATTAACTTCAGGTACTGTGTCTAATCTCATCCACAATGTATTAACAGTATCTAATAACTTGTCCTCTACTTCTTCACTAGGTTGTTGTCCTACAATATCAGTTAAAATGTGAATCCTCATATTTCTTTAATTGTTTCTTTGCTTCGTTTCTTTCGTTCACTGCATTATCTCTTTGGAACTTATATTGCATTACTGCTTTAAGTGCAAGATCTCTATCTCTTTTTAATTCTATTATATGCCATTGTATATCTAAGAAAGATTCGATTACTAATTTTAATTCTTTATTATCTTCAGCTTTACCTTTCCATTTAGATAATAGTTGTAATACTGTTTGAATATTATTATCGCACTCAAACTCTTTTATTGCGTCTAGCTTTTTATAAGCATCTATCAAATCCTGATTCATTATTTATGTAACTTGCTTGTGATTCTTCTAGTAAATATACTTCTTTTTGTTTTTTCTTTTTAGTCCATAAAGTTGTATCAGGACAATTCATTTTCTCTAATGATGGCAGATCTAATTTGTTTAACCAAAATATGTACATAGCTTTCGGATCAAAAACTAAATACAGTTTGTGCACATCTTCATTTATTAACATTAATTTATCATACTTTAATTTTTCAAGCATTTTGGTTTCATAATATGTATGTCTGAATTTCATTTCAATAACACACTTATTATTTTTTGGTGTTAAACCTCTTGCGTCAAAATGTTCGTATGATCCTCCACTCCATTCAAGATCCCAACCGTCTATGTTTAATATTTTAACTACTGTTTGTTCCCATCTATGTACTTCCTTTATACCCATTTTTATAAATAACATTTAGCTCATTTACAAACAACTGTATCTGTCCCTTAATATGCTCTCCTCTACAAGTGCATAAACTTTCTAATGCGTGGTTAAAATACTTTGCGTGTAAATTTTCGATTAATCTTAGTTCGCTTTCTGCTATTGTGTTGTTTTTTACTCCCTTAAATTTTGACCATTGATCGTAGTCAATCTTTATCATTTGTACTTTTTGTGTCATCTTTTAATCTGTATTTTATTTAGATCATCTTTTCGTTTATCGCAACCACAATCTTTATATCCAAAAAACTTAGATACAGCTTTTGCAATTCTTTTACCATACCCAAAAGTTACAAAATTAATTATTCTTTCTACTATGTCCCCTAGTCCAATCGTATTTTTCATATTCTTTTTTTATAAAATCCTTTACTTTAATGTATGTATTTCTTAATGACACATAACTAATATTAGTATCTCTACTTAGTTCTGATATTTTTCTACCATCAGATATTAATTCAAAGATTGCAATATCATACCATACTAATTTGTTTTCATAACTATCAGTAAATTCTTCAAGTTTGTAATCTATAATATTATCATCTATTGTGCTTTTAATTCCATACTGTGCTAATGCTTCACTTAGTGCGAATGTTTCTGTATCGCTAGTAATTATAATATCTTTACGTTTTTTGTTTATTTGCTTAGTTCTTAGACAAGCGTGAAATATCATCTTATATAAATAATAATAGTTTATATCATTATCTCCATATTTTAAATCTTTACCTTTCTTTGTTAATTCATCTATCTTAATATACATTTCGGATATAATATCTTGACAATCATCATTCTGACAACCAAAAGATCTACAGATTCTTAACCAGTCTTTATGCTTTTTATATGCTATTTCAAGAATCACGCTTTTTTACTAAATGTAATAAATTTCTGCCATTTAAACTAAACCCTACATTGTTTGCTAGTGATATAAATTCTAGAGGATTTTCTAATGGTGTAGGTCTACCACCACTATCTATCTCTTTAATCTTAATTATAGCTATAAAAGTATTCGTCCAAAATTCAGGATGATTTGTATACCTATGTAGAATTAAAAAATTGTCAGATTTGTTTAAAAATTTACCACCACCTTCTGCAGATCCTGCACTGGGAGGTTGTATATATCCTTCAAATTTATGTCCGTTAGGATGTTTGTGTCTAAGTGCTTCTGTAACTGCGTGTGTTACTAAATATATAGAGCATTTGTTTCGTCTTGTAAACAATCTCATATCACTCATAATAGCATAATCGTATTCGTGTGATCCATAAGACCTCATTAATTCTTTATCTCTTATCAATGAATTGTACGGATCTATCACAAAACCGTGAAAGTCGAACTCTTTTTTTATTACCTCTGCTTTTGCTAATAATTCACTAGATGTAAAAGTTTCATCTATATCTATGTACCTAAAATGATCGTGTACCCATTCAATTTTTTCTTTCCAAACATTGTCTGCAATTTTATTAAATGGTAATCCTACAAGAAATTCACATAGTTTTTTACTTATACTTGTTGCTTCATTTTCTGCACTATAGACCAAAAATTTTAGATCGTACTTACGTGCATAAAGCAAGAGCATATAAAGTAATGTTGTAGTCTTTCCAGTGGAAGCGTGTCCAAGTACCACATTAAAGCTGTTAAACTTAAATCTCCAGTACTCATCTATTTCATTAATCCCAAGTCGTAAACCTTCCTTTATTTTTCCATTACGAATATCATTTAATCTACTGACTTGAGATCTTAGTGAAACTGTATTAGAACGGTAGTCCGTCATCATCTTCAGTGTTGCGATCGGGACTGTGTTCCTTACTTGTTACTTCCTTATAATTATTGTTCTCTAGTTTGCTATAAGGTTTACCTGCTTTACTAAGCATTGTAATAAATTTTAAGTAACCTTCGTTCTCCTTAATGTGTTTTATTACATCAGGATCTTTTAACTGTTCTAAAAACTTTTCTACGTTTAAGCTGTTCTTAGATACTATAAAACTTTTTTCGTTTGTGTATGTATAAAGTCCATTTATAAATACTGTATCAGATTTTTGTGCCATTTTATTGTGGTTTAGTTGTTAATAAATTATAGTATGCAATACTTATCTGTGCTATAGATGTCAGAATTGTTTGCTGTGCTTCTGCTTGTAATCTTTTAGAAGCAACTTCAACTGTTTCGTTTTCTAATATTTGATCTTTCTTAGCTTTTATTTTTAATGTTTCTTGCCAAGGTGCAGATGTAACAGTTTCATATCCTAATTTACTAGCAACAGATAATGCAATACTTTGTTGTTGCGTTAAAGTTACATTATTTTGTGGACTTGCTGTCTGTGCAGGTTGTTGATCTTCTACTTTTTTCATTTGTTTTCCGTTTTGTTGGATTTTTTTTGTTACTGGATTTAATCTCTCACTTAATAAATATGTGACAACATCACCTTTAGCAAATGGATAAACTTTATTTGCAGGATAATTAAATACTGGAATCTCACCATTCTTGAAAGCAACTTTATGTTCTTTCATTTCTGTTCCGTCTTTACCTGACCAAACCTTACCTTCTTCTACCCAATCTATAGTAGCTTTTCTTTCTTCGTTTATTGCTAGTGCCATTATTTCTTATTAAAAAAGTTATCGTTAATCTGTATGTGCTTATCTATAACTGATAATACTTCGTCTGCGTTTGGTAATTCGCCCATATCTTCTTTTAAGGTATCTAATGTAAATACAAAAAGATCTCTTAATTGTTTAACGAAATCGCATTCGTTTTTGTATAGCTTTTTATACTTAGCTGTTAGCTCTTTGCTTTTTGCTAAATCTCTTGTTAAATCTTCTATACGTTCTCTACGCCATTTTAATTGGTCGTTTACAAAACTGTCAGCGACTGTTTTTGTATTTGTAATCGTGTTTAAAATACTCATAATGTTTTTGTTTTTGTGTTATTTATTTGATAAAGTTAATAAATCTTTTTTTACTGTGCAAAATATTTCATCTAATTCGTAATTTTCAATCTTAATTGTTTTCTTAGACAATATCATTAATTTATCTGCAGTACCTTCTCCGTGTATGTTATCAATAGCTTTACCAAACATATACTGATTACCTGCTAACCAATTATTACAGTAAGCACACTGTGGATATACGTTGCGTTTATCAAACCTAGTTACTAAGAATCTTCTTGATACAAAATGACCTGCGTGTATTTGTCCACTATCCCATATATGTTTTTTACCACAAGTAATACAAGTACAGTAACCCTTATGATCTGCGTTTTTTAATCTAACATACTTGCTAAATATTCTATCTATTTTTTTTATAAGTTTTCTACGCATAAACCTATTTAATTAAATATATATAGTATAGTATATAGTACAATATAGTTTAATACAACATAAATACAATACAATATAGTACTAAAGTTTTCTTATTTTTTCTAATCCACGAGATCCAAAATACGCACCATATACTAAGAGCATTAGTTGGTTAATTATATTTAGATCGTATTCCATAAAAAAACCAGTTGCATATACTAAAGTTAGGAATACTAGTGATATTGGTCTTACGTTTTTACTAAGCCAAGAATCAGACATAAGATCAGCTTCCCATCTACGAGTAACTGAATCCATCTCCTCAATCTCAATCTCGAGCATTTTAAGAGCAGTTTCTTTGTCCTCTGGAGGTAAACCCTTATCGTCTACTAAAAGTTTCTTAACGAGTCCCAGAACACCTCGATCAGGAATCGTCTCTGCTAGTGTCTGAAACACCCCTGATTTCCCTAGTAGGAATTGACCTAGTTTCGTTTCTTTGAACTTTTTTCGGTTTTTGCTCATATTTTACTTTTTTAGGTTGCACAGCTTTTGGTTCTGTATACATTTGCATACCTTCTTCTAGCGAATTTTTGTATACTTGTTTTCTGTTTAAACCTTCTACATACGTACAATGTACCCAGTTAGGTGTGTCTGTACCATATTCCCATATCAATACATCAAAATCTAAATTGTCTTTTATGTAATTAAATATGTCTTTGTTAGAAACATCTGTATTATCATTGTCTATATCTATAGCTTGTCCAGTAATGTGTTTACTGTGTGATACGCCACCTACCATACTATTTAATCTTTCGCAACGATACATACTAGATACGTATATTGGTTTCTTAAAATGATCTCGTATAGGTTGGAATAGTTTATCTGCTGTAAGTTTTAAATTGTCTAGTATTATTCCACTAGGTGTATTATTTAAATTTTTACGCTTTGCAGTTTCAGATCTACACGCTTCTGCTAATGTTAAGTTGTTAGATAATTTCATTATAGAGGATAATATTTATTCATAAACCACTGTAAAAATACTGTTGCCCAAAACATAGTTAACAATAACCATATTGTTGAGTAAATAACATAAGGTACGTTAAGCCAAAACGCTTCTTTAACACCTTCCCAAATTTTATTTAAAAAGTTTTTCATAATTTTTGTTTTAATAAAGTTAATTATTTTTTATTTAATAGGTCTAAAATCTTAAGCATTGTATATACAATAGTTGCTATAATTAATAGAGCTTGTAATACTTCATTTACTTGTGTCATACTTATTATATAAACGCTAATTCCTATTATTGTTGGTTTAAATCCTTCCATTACATTATTCTATTGTAAGTTCAACTAATTTCCATTCTTGGTTTTCTTCGTCCCAAGCATATATTTTTTCAGGTGATCCATCTTCAGGATAAGGTACAGGTGCTTCCCATTTATAATTTTCATTTAATGACCAACTTGCAAAAGGTTGTGGTGCATAAAAAGCATCATTATCTTCATCATAAGTATAACCTTGACCTGCAAAATTATATCTTATATTTCCATTATAAGATGTTTGAACCCAATTCCTGTGACCAAATAATGATTCACAAAAATCTATACCTTTAAATTCTAATTCTTGATCATCAACTGTTATTTCGTTGTTATGTACAACAATTACTTTTGTTACTATGTTATTTTCATTTAATTCTGCAAAATGTGCCATTTTAATTTATTTTAATTTTAACTATGTACGTATGTACCACTACCTGTAAATTTTATTATTGTATCACTACCTGATGTTGTTACTGTAGGACTTCCTGTTGTACTTCCTGAATAGTCTGCTGTCGGTAACCTTAATATTACAACACCACTTCCACCTGCACCATATTCTCTGTAAGTAGTACCAGGATTTGAACCTCCACGACCTCCAGCACCTAAATTAACTGTACCATCTCTTTGACCTATTGAAGAAGATGATGTTCCGTGATACCCACCTCCTCCAGTAGGTTGTGTTGTATCAATCGCACCATTACCACCACCTGCATAAGTTACAGAACTTCCTGTTATGGATAATGCTAAACCATTTCCACCTTTACCACCAGTATCATCATTATATATAGTTCCAGGATTAGCGTTTGAACCAACTCCTCCTGCTCCACCACCTCCTGCTCCACCCCAGTTTCCTCCTGAACCTGATGCCGAACCTCCTGCATAACCTTGATTTGCAGTTCCTGCTCCACCTGAAAACGAACCCCCATTATATGATCCTGCTCCACCACCTGAACCTCCTGCATTTCCTGGACCTTGTTCATTTCCTCCTAAATCTCCCCAACCACCACCTAATGAGGTAATTGCAGCAACACCAGTAATAGATGAATCAGAACCTTGACCTCCTGAATTATATCCATCAAATCTACCTGTTATTGATCCACCTGCACCAATAGTTATTGTATAAGTTCCTGCAGACATTATTACACCTGTTTCAGATGATCCTCCACCTCCTGATGTACTACCATAACTTGTTCTTAATCCACCTGCACCTCCACCTGCACCTACATTTGCACCTCCACCAGCACCCCCTGCTATCACAAGGAAATCTGCTACTACTTCAGCTGCTGCTAATAAACCAAAATTTATACCTTGTCCAAACATTTTAACTTGCTATTTGACTAATACTATACCAAAATTCTGTAGCACTTACACACGTTATTTGATATAAATTCTTTTTAGAACCTGTATCATCATATGTACCTGCTATTTTATTAAACGTACCTGATCCTCCACCTACTTGCCAAGTATCTGCAGTATAACTACTTCCTGCCCCTGTTACTATTAATGTTTTTGTAACTCCTATTTTAGGGTTGGTTATGTTTAGTGTTGTATTTGCGTTAGGTGTTAAAGTAAATACTTGTGCATCATCAAAATTTACTACAACTGTTGCACCTGCACTTAAAGCATCAACTGTTGTGAATTCATCAGCTACTTTGTTATAATTTATAGCATTGTCAGCAACCATATCTGTTGCCACTTGTACTTCTGCAATAGTACCTGCACTTGCTGCACCTAATACTCTATTATTAGTAGACGTATCTTGCATTTTCGCATACGTTACGTTATCGTCGGTTATTTTTGAAGTTGTTACTGCATTGTCTGCTAAGACGTTTGTTGTTACTTTAGTTGTTGCCATATTTTTTTATTTAATTAATCAGCTAATCTCCAAGCCATATATATATATTTTTGTCCACTACCATTAGAACTTCCCCAACGAGGTAATTCAAAACCTGTTGATGTTAAAGCAAATGTATTATAAGTTGCTTCAGTTGCCCCACTATTTGCATATAACACTGTATTGTTTCCTCTTGCAGTATCAAACATCAACCAATCTTCTGCATTTGCTAATGATTTTACAATTACAAACGCAGGTGCAAACCCTACGTTAATTGTATGTCCTGCAGATCCTGTACCAGTATATGAATCAAATTTTGAAAATCCTTCAATATCAGCAAAACAATAAGCAATATGTTCCTGTCCATTAGTATTTACATTCCCTGCGTCAGATTTAACTGTAAAAACACTTGATGTTGGATCTGTACTATTCCAAGGATTGTTACTTGTAAGTTCTCCGTCTGTACTATTTAATTTAATTCTATATGCTGCACTTGTTAATCCTGTGTGATAAACTGCCCAATCACTTGTTTGCCCTAATTTTTTTACAATAATTGTTTTTGGTATAACACTCAATCCGTGACCAATAGTCTGATTGCTTGATGAATTCCCAGTATATTTTACGATTGAAAATCCTGCATCTTCGTTTGCTTGAACTGTACTTGTAATACTCCCCGCTGCACTGCTACTAGTCGATCCTTCATTTGCTCTCCAACACCACGCGACAAAGGTTTTACCATTTCCATTTACATCACCATTACCTGCTAATGTAAATCCATCTGTATCAAAAGATTGTATTTGGTCGCTTCTTGTTAATTCAGCAGTAGATTCACTTGGGACTATATATTTAGTTGCACCTCTTGTTGAATCTGCTACCATATGAGCGTGAGCTGTACTTCTACATTTTATCCATACAAAGTCAGGTTTAAAGCCAACACCTGTGATAGCTTGACTTCCACTATTACCTGTATAAGTAACTACATTAAATGCGTCTGCTAATGCTGCTGGAGCACCTGTAAAAAGTTTTTTATTTAAGCTCATAATTTACTACGTCTGCTTTTTTTGTTAAACTTAATATTTCCATAGTTTGATCGTTATGGTCATTTAATATAATTGCTCTTTCATCTTCAACGTGTTGTGGCACTTCAATACCTCTATCAATTTTACGAATATAATACCAGTCTGTTTCTTTCAATTTACTATAAGTTGTAACGTCTAATTGATTTAATTTACTTTCTTTTAAATGAGGGAGTCCTTCTGACCAAGTTTTTGTCTTTACTTCATAATAATATTTATTATCTTCTAAATACAATTCACCTAGCTCCTCTATAGTAGGATCATACTGCGGATCTGCTATTTCATAAAAACCTTCTTCTTCTAACACTTCTGCAGGTGAACTTCCAAAGCCACCCATATAGTGCTTTTTACCATTCCAAGTAGAAGGTAATTTGTTAAATACTTTTATTTCTCCGTTAATTTCTATTGCTCTCATAATTATTATGGTGTTGGATCACTTGCGTAAGGTTGTACTGAATACATATAAATTGGATTTGCAGAATCATTAGTACATACTATTTGTATTAAATTATTCGTGCTTCCATCATAATCAGTAGATCCTACTTTATTAAATGTTGCGTTCGTTTGACTAAATGTTTGGGTATGATTACCTGATAAAATTAGATCAATTACTTGACCTTGTTTTGCATTACTAAATGTAAAAGTTGCATTACCGTTTGATGTTGCTGTAAATGTTGTTGCTGCACTAAAATCTAAAGCAAAAGATGATGCAGTACCTAATGCACTTAATGCAGTATATCTGTTTTCTAGCTTATCAAAAGTTACGTTATTATCTGCTATATGTACTGTGTCTATAGAACCATCTACATACTGATTAGAATCTACAGAATTTGCTGCCATCATAGAATTTGCAACTGTACCTGTATCACCAGTTCCTACTAAGTTTCCTGAAGCTGTTGGCAATACTAATACTGCACTACTTGCAGCACTATGAGGTGCAGCTTTTAATGTTTGATAATGAGCATTACTAACTTCACAATAGAATCTCATTTCTGCTACATTACTTGTACCAGTTCTAATTTGTATAGATCCATCAGCAATAGTTACACCACCTGATGATCCATTACCACCCATTGTAAATGCGTTTGGCGTTGCAGAAGATAAACTTAATGTTACATCACCTGTACCTGCTGAAGCAGTTATACCGTCACCACCTGTTATGCTTTCTACTACATTACTAAGATTAACAGCTACTAAATGTTGTACTTCAATGCTTGTTCCATTAGGTACGTTTGTATCAAAAGTTAGCGTAGTTCCTGATACTGCGTATGAACTATGTAATTGGTAAACTCCATCAAAATAAACTGATAACTCGTTTTCGCTACTAGCAGAATTACTTAATGTATATGCTGCAGTACTACCGTTTCCAGTATAAGTATCTATTGCTATTGTGTTTGCTCCCGCTGTCGCTGCTATAGTTAATGTGTCAGTACCTGCATTTGTAGTTATACTTACATTAGATCCTGCAGCTATAGTTAATGTATCATTTGTACTATCTGCTGCTATTGTTGTCTGACCTGATACTGCTATATTACCAAAAGCGTTTGCACCTACAGCTGTGTTTGATATTGTAATTGCACCATCTGCATTTGCTATACCTATACCAGTACCTGCAGTTAATAATGCGTTTTCAAATATAGAATTTGTATTATCATATATTAATACGTGTCCTGCTGCAGGAGATGTAATTGTTGTGTCTGTTAAATTATTTAAACCTGCATTTAAACTAAAAGTTGTTCCACCTAAAGCTAATCCTGTTCCTGCACTATAGGTAGTGTTTGTATCTGTAGCTGCTATAGTTAGTGTATCGCTTCCTGCTGCAGTTGTAAGTGTTACGTTACTACCTGCTGCCATTGTCAATGTATCAGTAGAACTATCTGCTACTAAATCACTTTGACCTGAAACAGATATTGTTTTAAAACTGTCAGTTTGTGTATCAGTTGCTGCAAAAGTTATAGTATCTGATCCTGCTGCTGTTGTTATAGTAACATTACTTCCACCTACAAGAGTTAAAGTGTCTGTTGAACTATCAGCTACAACGTCAGTTTGTCCACTTACAGATATAGTTTTGAATGAATCTGTTTGTGTGTCTGTAGCAGCTATTGTAAAGTTCGGATAAGTACCACTAACTGCTATATTACTACCTGCTGTTAAAGCAACTGTCTGATCAGGTGCTGAATTTGTTATTGTAAAATTAGGATATGTACCTGATGTTGTTATTCCAGTACCACCAGTCAATGCAACCGTTTGGTCAGGTGCTGTATTAGCAATCGTTAATGTACCTGCAGCGTCATCATAGGTTTTACTAATTGAAGCTCCTGCTACAACTAAATTTGCTACTCTATCATCTACTCTTTCGTCTGTAAAATATAAATTAGATCCTTCTGTTAAATTTGCAGTAGTTTTTGTAGCTAATGCAGTAGTAAATCTTGCTGTTGTGTAATAAAGGTTACTACTACCTTCCCCAATATCATCTGTATCTAATGTAATATTAGCACTACCGTTAAATGATACACCATTTATATTTCTAGCTGTTGCTAAAGTTGAAGCTGTGGACGCAGCAATACCTAAACCATCAACATAGGATTTTGTTATATGTGCTTGTACATCTGACGCACTTGCACCAGTGTACGTAATAACACCTGTCGAATTATTGTATGCTAAAGATCCATCACCACCTGCGTCTGTTACGCTTATCAATCCTCTAACATCTGAATTCGAAGCACCAGTGTACGTGAAAGCACCTGAACTATTATTATAACTAAAACTTCCTAATCCCCCTGCGTCCGTTGCAGATAAATCTGATAAACTTATACCTGAACCACTATTTGCTATTGTAAAATTTGGGTACGTTCCAGAAATACCAATACCTGATCCTGCAGTTAAACTTACTGTTTGGTCAGGAGCAGCATTCGTAATTGTAAAACTTGGATAAGTACCAGTTATAGAAATACTTGTACCCCCAGTTAGTGCCACAGTTTGATCAGGAGCACTATTTGTTAATGTTAAAGTACCTGCACCGTCATTATATGCTTTTGTAAGTCCAGTACCAACTTGTAATAAAGTATTTACTTGATCATCTACACGTTCATTTGTATAATACTTATTTGTTGCTTCTGTTATGTCGTCTGTGTCTAGTGAAATATTTGCTGTACCATTAAAGCTAACACCTGCTATTGTTCTTGCAGTTTCTAAAGCTGTTGCAGTCGCAGCATTTCCTGTTGTAGATCCTGATGTACCACTTACATTTCCAGTTACGTTACCTGTTAAATTACCTGTAATATTTCCTGTTACATTTCCAGTAATTGTTCCACTAGCTGTTATCGTTCCTACAGATATGTTTGGTGTACCAGTTAAATTAGAAGCTAAACTTGCAGTACCAGTTAAGTTACCAGTAACATTACCAGTTAATGCACCTGCAAAAGCATTTGCTGTTATAGTTCCAGTAGCAGTAAGATCACCACCTGTGTTCATACTTAATCCACTACTGTTTCCTGAACCATCTGTAATAGCTTGTAAAGCTGCTGCTAATGCTCCATTATCTCCAACCTTAATTAAGCTAGGATAAGTGCTACTTATTGAATTTCCAGTTAACGCTGCCATCTTTTTTTAATTTAGTATTTATATATTTTTTTAATTTTTTTAAATTTTTGTCTTTGATTTTATATTTTCTTATCATAATACCCACCCATTAAATAAATTATCTTTATCAGGGTAAACGTCTTCATTTGTGTTTGAGTTATACTCTGGAAAATTATCATTATTAAAACTTAAATAATCTATCATTCTTCTTATATAATATTCTGCAAACTCTCTTTCTTTATTAACTAGATAATCTACTTCTGATTTTGATACGCTTTCAGCATTTTCGCTTACGTGCTTATATACTCCTGCATTTTTTACTTGATATGCAGCAAATGGTAGGTAATCCATCATAGCATAATGTATTAATGCAGGTTGCACATAATTATTGACTAATGTCAAATAGTGTCCTGCTAAATCGTTGTTTGTTATTTTTGTTTCTATTTTTTCATATAATTTTGTACCAAGAAAGTTTTGTATGTGTATTTCTTGCGATATTTTTATATAGGGCAATATTTTATCCACATCTACGTTACCGTCTATGATTGTATTTTTCTTTAAGTCCTGTACTTTTATAAATAATACTTGTGCCATTTTTAAAATGCTTTACCTTTCGGTGTTTTAAAATCTTTCTTTTTATCAAAACCCCTGTTAACCATATCTCTAGGTCTTGTTGCTACTTTTTTATTGTTAGTTTCAGGTGTAAAACCTTCTTGTTTTGCTTTACTAACACTTGACTTTGATCTAGGATTTTTAGGATCAGGGCTTACTGTTTTACTCATATAAACTCTACGTTCCCAGTAGTGTCTACAAGATCCACCACCTTTATATAACCATATATCATAAGTATCTGCTCCACCTTTTCCCCAACCTTTGTTAACTGGCTTACTAGTTAACTGTTGTATATCTTCTTTTCTATATATCTTATTAGCTTGTACCATTTTTCTACAAAACTCTCTTGTATCACCGTCAAATTCTTGTGGTGCATATTGGTATCTTACTTTATACTTCCAACCTTTTTTATTTTCACCATCTTGATCACTTTTTGCCATAGGTCTTGCAGATCCAGTAGAAGCTAATTCTAACTTTTTATTTAAGTCATCATCTATGTCATAATCTACTGGTGCTGATTCTACTAATTCCCATTCTTCTAAATCTTCTTCTTCTCCTAAAGCAATAAACTCACCTAATGCAGTTACTTCAGATAACTCGTTTTTATCTGTCTCTACTCCTGTTTCTTCTTCTCTAGTTTCATCATCTACAATATTACCTTCTAAATCTGTAAATTCTAAAGGTTGTAATGTTTTAAAATATAAGTTTAGAGAAATATTATTAAAAGCTAGTATAGAATCTAATGCGTCTAATATATATTCTTGCTGTACTCTTATTACCATATTATCAAAGAGTATACTTGCTTGTTTTAACTCATCTGCGTTTGATCCTAAGCCATTATTTCCTGTTCTAATACCTAATAGTAGTGGCGAAGATAATCTGTGTCCTACAAGGATTTTATTTGTAGATTCATCACTTAAAAATTGATATTGATTGTGTGCGTCAGATAATTGTACAGGATCTACAGTTGCAGCACTTTCAGAATTGTCATTAAATGCTAATATAAATTTACCAGCGTTACTAGTTCCACTAAACTTTTCATATATTCTTCTTTCTATTAATTCTCTAGCTTCTTCATCAGGAGTACCATTGTTAAAATTTAATAACATAGTGGGACTTAGTCCTGTTTGTATATTATTAATATGATAGTTTGCAACTTCTGCTTCTAACTCACAATATGGTAACGCACCTTGATATGTAACTGGTGTGTAGTAAAAATAACCTGCTCTATATGGTTTAATACACAAAATCTCTATTGCATTATTACCACTACCAAATGCAGGTATTCTTTTTGCTTCGTCTCTAGGTGTATATTTTGACCAATCGTGGAAATAATAGAAACCTTTTATCTCACCATTTTTATCAGCTTTTTCTGCACGTAAAGTTTGTACTGGGAAATGTTCTACTTTCACAATTTTACTACGGTCTACATTATAGTATACTTGTAATGTAGCTTGTCCTAATAAATAAAAATCAGAACATATTTTTTTTAACTCATCTTTTTTAAATAATGTTACTGCTTCTGCATAAGCCAATGGCTTTTTATTGCTGTTTGTTGCAGCTAAACCTTTACCGTATATCATTTCAGTTATACCATTAATAATTGCATTATTTGTAGGACTTCCTTGATATTGGTCTATTAGGAATTGGTAATAATTATTATCTTCACCGTATGCTACAAACTTATCTCGTTTGTTTTCTGTAATCTTTGGTGCTGTATATGTATTTAAATTTACTACTCTAATTTTGCTCATTAGCTTATTATTATATAGTCATCATCAGGATAACTTGTTGTTTCTGTATATACTCCGTTGTTAATTGTGTAATAGTCATTGTTTGATTGATCTATTGTTTGATCAGTACAAAATACTTTATCTAAATATACATCATTTTCAGATGAAATTATATTTTCCCAATTTTCTGTAGCTGCTTCCCATTTAGTTGTAAATTGATTCCACAAAGCACCAATACCTTCTATAATTTTTAAATCATAAAACCTACCTTCTACTAATGTGTATGTAGTAGATACTGTTGCATTGTCTTTTACTCTTGTTAATGTTACGTTTTGTGTTCTAGTAGTAGTATTAGTGCTGTTATCTCTTATAGATACAGTAACACTTGACGGATATGCTCTCGGTGTAAATGTTAATGTTTGTGCAGCAGCACTAGTTGTTAGAATCTTCATAATTATATAATAAAAAAAAACTTATTTTTTACATAATAAAAAAGGGAGATTATAAAACCCCCCTTTCTAAACACACAAAAACAAAAAACTGTTATGCTGTTGGATCTATTTGCGTTGAACTTTCTAACGCAGTAACTACCGATCCAGTTATAAATAACGGTGGTATTACTTCCGTTGCAGTAAACGTCAATGTGAAACCACTTAAATCTGCATATGCTGCACCACTAACAATAGTTCCTGCAGTTAATTCAGCTCCTTGATGGAATCCGATCATAAAATGATTAGCACTATTATCTGTGTCAGGATTAACACTAGAACTCATTACTCTATTGTTGTCCTGTACTACAATGTGTGGTCTTGCAGCTGCTATTAGTTTTATTTCTTCTTGCGTTGCTGCGTCTAAATGTGTAAACGTCAATTCTAAAGTTGTTTCATAAACTGTAGTACCAGTATCTCTTGAACTAATAATGTTAGTTGTCATAGAACTAGTAGCACCTTTTAAGTCATATTGAAAAAATACAGGTGTACCTGATAATGCAGATATATTTCCTGATGAAATACTTGCAGCACCTAATGTACCGTATTTTGCCATATATACTTTGCCTAATCCACCTACTGATTGTTTACAAGGTATTTTTCTTCCTGTTGTTAATGTACAAGCCATATCTTATTTTTTTAAAAAAAAAGGTAGATAGTATAATGCCACCTACCTTTTATTGTTATACAATTATTTATTATGAATAAAGAACAATATCAGATCCGATACCGTGCTGTATTCCTGCTGTAAATCTCATTACAACTCTTACGTTTTGAGATCCATCAATGTCTGCCATATCAATTACTTTTACTTGGTTTTGATCTGACATTAGACCAGTTCCAAAGAATAAGTTTGATTTTTGAGCAGCTACCATAGTATCACTTGCTAATCCAGAAGCTAATATAATTTGTAAACCATCATAACTTAAAGCGTTAGCATTTGAATACCACTGTGTTCCTTTAGAGTCAGTACCTGCAGCACCTAATCCGTTAGCAGCGAATCCACCTAATGCTCTAATATAGTTTCTATAAATATTACTAGGTAGATATATAGCTAAATCTTCATTACCATAAACACTTGATGGAATAGCGTCTGCTATTTTACCAATCTCTGCGATAACGTTTGCTGCAGTACTTGCTTGACCTGCAACATCCACTACATCACCGTCTGCTAGTAGTGTTGTTCTAAATCCATCAAATTCACCTGCGTTAGCGTTTGTACCATTCCAAATGTTTTGCTCCATTTTTTGTGCTACCTTATCTGCAACGTGTGCGATTAAAAAGTCACTAAATTGTGGAGGTAAATTATCAAATGCTGAGTAACCCATTTGTACTGCTTCCCAATCTGATTGGAAATCTTGCTTACATAACTGTAGATTTACTTGAAATTCTTCAGGTTGTAATATTCTCTCTGTTAGAGTAAGTGTAGATGTAGGATCAAAGTCACAGCTAGAATTTTTTACAATTCCGTCTGTTGCTACTTTTTTCATTACTTGCTTAAACTTTACATTAGGAACTACTGTAATATTTCCTTCAGCTAAAGTTTTACCACTCAATAATGCTGCCGAGATATACTTTCCTGCAAACTCACCTGCATATGTTGTTGTTAAATTATTAGTTGTTGCCATTTTAAATTTTATTATTTATTATTATTATAGTTCCCCTACTGTTATTGATGAAGCTGCGTTACCATTACCTGATAAATAAAAGCTAGTACCATCACTTGATATATTTACGTGATCTCCAATGCTTTCTGCACCATCTTCAAAAGTTACTTGATCTACTGCGTCAGCTTCTACGATTGCACCGTTTACAATCACACCACCGTTTAGAATATCTCTATTGTCAGCAGGTGTTTGTACAACACAATCAGTTGAAAATGCAGCAGCTACGATAAACTTTGCACTCCATCCTGCTGTAGGAGCAGGTAATGTTACAGTATAACCTGTACCACTTATTAGGAATGTCTTTCCTGAATCTGCAGCAGCTAATGTTGTTGCAGCAGTTAGCGTTTCTTGTTTAGAGAAAATTCTACTAACGTCATTTGAAATAGTTGTTGTTGTTGACATTTTAAATTGATTTTAATTATTATTTAGTTATTGCTTGTAATACTCTATTGTAAGTAGTATTCTGATTTGAATTCGTAGCATATCTTGCACCAAGTTTTGTATCTTCTGTTTCAGGAGAATGTTTAATTCCTTCTGAAGCAGGTTTAGACAATTCTTCTTGCTTTGCCATTTCTTCTTTTTCTTCTTTCTTATCCATCATTTTTTCAATGATTTCGTTTAGTTGTCCCTTAACTTCTTCCACAGATTCTGCTAAAGCTGTAAGTTCGTCCTTAGTTGCATAATTCATTTCTGATTTTTCTTCTTCTTCTTGAATTGGTGCTTCTTCTAAATTAGTATCTTCTACTGCAGTATCTGCTGTATCTTCTACTACTTCTGAATTTTTGATTTCTTCAATCATACCTTCTGTTTTAACGATTAATATTCTATTGTCTGATAACTCATATTCTCCTATTGGTAAGGGTACATCTTCGTCATCTGTTTTAATAAATACTTCATTACCTGTTTCAAATTTGTCAGCAGATAATACTGTACCATTCTCTAAAGTAATTTCTTCTAAAGAAACACTTTCTAGCTTTACGTCTACATTACTAGGATCAACTCCTAATAAAGTTTTGACCTTTGATAATATCTCTGTAGCATTCATAACTATATAATGAATAGAGTAATTTTTTTTATATTTTCAAACCGTATTTTTTAAACACGACCTATTCCTTGTGCTTGTATAGATCCATCACAGCATTTACGACTATACGTATTGTCAGGGCATAGACAAGCACGTTTACTGCTTTTAGGTGATGTTCTACTAGGTGTTTTATTTGGTTTCTTTGGCATTACTTACAAATACAAAAATCGCAGTTACAGTTCATAGTTTATCTTTTTATTGGTACACAGTTAGGAACTCTCTTACCATTCTTCATTTTAGTTCCATACATTTCATATCCTGCTTGACAAGGTTTCTTAAGTTCTTCTTCTTCATTGTGTGTTTTGCAGGGCATATACCAATCTTGATCTTCAAAGTTATGTACGTGGTGTCCTTCACAACCTATACTCTTTGCTATTTCATCTGCTTTTTCAGGAGTACTATATGCTAAACGGTCATCTATTATAGCAAACTCATCATTTATCTTTTGTGAATATAATTTAAGTTCATTCATTTTACCTCTTGCCCAATTCTTTGCAGACAGTCCACCCCATAATAAGTATGAAATAGTACCACAAGACTTAGAATCATTTGGATCATAATATTCTTCTGCTCTAGATAAGTAGCTGTACATTCTTTTAATTGTATCTACGCTTATCTTTTCTCCCTTTGCTAATTGCTGTGCTCTAATCTTACCTACATCTGTTGCACATTTATTATTTATACTTTCATTTAGCTTAATACCTCTTTTAGCATTATTCTTTACAGATTGTGGATAATCGTTGTATGATTCTAGTGTAACTCTAACTCCTGAAACTATATCTTTTATGTTTGCTAATAAATATTCAGCTTCTTTCATTTCTATAGCTGATAAATTAGATTCTTTTTTTGCAGACTTATCTTGAAAATAACCTTCTATTGAAAAACCTTTTACTGCACCTGTTTTAACAAACTCCTGCCATACCTTATCAGAATGTACTTTTACAGATCCTACCCAAGTACCTACTGGATATTTTAATCCGTAGAATGCAGTCTTATCTTTTTCTGTATCTTCTACAATCCAAGATTCTACTAAGCTTAAACCTTTTAATTGCATTTGGTGTTCTAGTGTTGCATTGTTTTGGTTACCTTCCATTAAATACAACTCACTTGCTTTACGCACAGTATCTTTAGAAAAGTATATGTAATACTCACCTTCTTCACCCATACGTAAAATAGGTTTATTAGGTATTAGTAATGCACCTAACAATATGCGTTTCTCATCATCTACTTCAGCTAATTTATATTCTACTTCTTTATTAAGTGTAATGAAATCTTCTTCTATTGCAGGTTTCTCTACTATTGATATAGCTTCTATACCTGAATACTCTTGTTCTTCGTCTAAAATAAGTTCTACAATTCTCATAATTATATAATAATTTAATTTATGTTTTTTCTAAATTCCACTTTCACTAATAATATTTCTATCTAATTGTTGTGCTGTTGTTACATCACCTGACACTACAAAAGCTTTAACTGGTTGTTGGTTGTTTAGTGTTTCTGCTATTTGGTTTAACGGTGACGATCCTACGACATTAAACGCAGGTGCTTGTACTGATGGTATTGAAGCTGCTGCTCCTTGCACACCTGATGATCCTGCTCCAGTTGGTGTTTTTGTACCTACTATACCTTTAACTGCAGAAAACCCTGCTGTTAATGCTGTAGCAAATCCTATTAAACCTAATGGAAAAAATGGTTTACTATCTAATGCTGTAGTCGCTGCTTTGTAAGTACTCATTATAGCTTCTGCTGTTAATGCTGCTTTTGCTGCTACACTATTTTTATTTAACGCACCTGCTATTGCATTTAAACCTTCTTTAGCTAGATTAAATTTCATATCTGCTAATTGTTTGTCTAGTAATGCTTCTTCTGCATTTGATTCTTTTACAAGTTTATTTTTCTCTTTTTGTGCTTCTTTAAATTTAGCTGAATCTTTTTCTAACAATTCTTCTTGCTTAGCAAATACATCTAGTGCTAATTGTTTTCTTGCTTCTGCTGCTGCTTTTTGTATTTCTAATTTTTTAAATTCATTGTCTGTTAAATTAATTGCTGACTGTCTTTCTATTTCTTCTGAATCAAATTTTTGTTGTAATAAAACAGTTTCAAGATCTAATTTTTCTTGTATTAAACTTATTTCATTAACTAATTGTTCAGATCTTTGTCCACCTAATCTTTCTTCTATTTCTGCAACTGCTGCTAATGCTCTTATCTGTTCAGCTTGTAATTTAATATCTTTTTCATTGTTTGCAAGTGCTGCATCTGCTGCTGCCAACGCTACTTCTGCTAATGTTTTTTCTTGTAATATACCTTTTTCTAATATTTTCCCTAATTCTTGATTGGCTTTTATTCTTACATCAATATCTTTACTAACATCATCTCTTATTTGTCTTTGTTCTTCAGCTGATTGTAAATTTGTTATTCTAAGTCGTTCTTGATTTGCAGCTGCTAACTCGGCAGCATTTGCAAGTCTTACTTGTGCTGTAGCTCCTTTTATTGCTTCTTCTGTAACTTGTTTTATTGTAGATGCTACTTTTTTTGTTACATCAGCTACTTTATCAAACGTTCCATCAACACCAGTAAAAGTATCAATTAATTCTTTACCTGCTTCTTTTGCTGATTCTGCTGCTCCTGCAAAATCTCCTTGAAACACTTTTTGTATTGCATCTCCTAAAAATCCTATTGCTTCTAATGCAGATTCAAACTTTTCTATAATGTTTGCTTTAATTGCAGCACCTAAATCTTTAACACTTTGTAACGGATCTTCAAATATTGATTTAAAAAACCCTACAACTTTATCTGAGTTATCTAAAACAAAATTAACAAATACCGTAAAAACATTTTTTACTGATTGTAAAGCTATAGCGTAAGCATCAGCAACTTCTTGATTACTAAAGAATACATCTTTCAAAACATCAAATGCTTCTTGTGCTAGTTTTACTGGTATGCTTTTAAGTGCTAAAGCAACTCCTGAAAATCCTTTTTTTACTTTTTCAACAGTACCTTGAAGATTTTTAAAACCTTTTGCAGTATTACTTGCTGTTTTTTTTGCACTATCTTCTACACTTTCAACAGATTTTTTTAAATCAGTAAACTGTTCACGTATGTCTTGTATGTCTTGTTGTGCTTTCTTAAGATCTACTTCTAGTTCTATTGTTTTTTTGACTGCCATTTAATTTCAGTTTTAAATTGGTTATACGCTTCCTTTATACTATTAGGTAGTTTGTATTTACCTTTAGCAATCTGCACTATCTCACTTTTGCTCTTAGAATATTTTAATAATTCTATTATACTATGAATCATATCTATATAATAACTTTAATTTGTTTTTTTAACAACTTGCATAATTAGATACTACACCTGTGCTACTTATTTGTGCTCTATAATTATTTTCAAACTTATACCAGTTTCCACCACCATTAAATTTATTATTAGCAGTACTTGCTCCTGCGTCTCTAGAATCTGTATATAATACTGTACTATTGCCTAGAGTTGTTTCATCATAATAAACTATAGTGCTTGGTGTTGTAGAACAAGCAGTTGCTGCATTACTACTTCCTGTACTAGATATTTTTATTCCAGATAAACCTGCAGTACTAGGGTTTTGACTATCATAATAAATATTGCCATTACCATAGTTCCAATAAACTATTTCTAAATAACCGTTACTATCTAATTGATAAAACTGTGTATATTGAGATATATAATCGTACCATTGTTGCGTACTTGTATTATATCTTTGAATTTTAGCTGCAAAAAATGCTTGATCAGGATAACGTAAATATAAATAATCCTGTGGATAAGTATGCATAGTTTTATAAGTACCTAAACCATATGATACTGGTGTTGTTAGGTTTTCATCTGTATACATCCTACTACCTGATCCAATAGGTATAGTTGTCCATAAAAATTTAGTTGTGCTTAATGTAGAATTAAATGCAGTAGTTATATCATAAAAGTTTGTACTTGGATATGCTGTTGTTATTCTTAATCTTTGTACATCTAAATTACAATTTATTTCTGCACCTAAGACACCATTACCACCACTTATTTGATGATTTTTATTTGGATTATACCTATAAAAACCGTTAGGTGCTAAAGTTGTAGCTGCTGAATTAGTGTATAAGGTTATTCCAGCTGCAAAACTTGATGATGTCGAATAGTATGTAGTCGTCACGCTTGTTACACACGCATAATAAGAACTTCTAGTATCATTATAAACTAGATAAGAATATGTTTGTACTGGCGTTATTACTGTTTCGTATGAGCTAGATATTGCTGTACCTGCACTATTAGTAGCTGATCCCCAATAATAATAAGTTGTGTTAGGAGTTAGACTTGTAAAGTTATTTGATATAACGCCAGTTGATGTTGTTGATATTGAATATTGAGTATTTCCTGTTGCGTTATAAGCTGAATTATTAGTACCCATCCATATTGCAGCACCTGTTATACTTGCACCGTTATCTGCAGTTATGTTTATATTACCAGTAAAACTTGTAGCTGTTACACTACTTTCAGTTTGTGTTGCTACACTTGGAGCACTTGCTGCTGCACCTGTTACAACTGTTTCATATGAACTTGAAACACCTTTTGTGGCACTATATGTATTTGTTGCTGTTCCCCAATAATAATAAGTTGTTGACGCTGATAAACCAGTAAATGCTCTACTCTTATTTCCTATACTTGTTGGTGCAGGAGATATATCATAATGAATATTACCTGAAGCTGTAGGTGAAGCATTATTAGTACCCATATAAAACCCTGCTCCGTTTATTGTTTGTCCACCATCATTACTAATATTTAAGTTAGCTGTAAATGATGTTTCTGCAATATTTGTTTCTGCTTGTGCTGTAACTGTTGGTGCGTTTGGAGCTGCACTTGTTGCAAAACTTACAGTAGTTCCTACTCCTTCTGCGTGTTGATTTTTACCAAAAGCTGTTACATAATATGGTGTACCTGCTACAATTCCTGATGTTTTACTTAATAAAAAACTACCAGTACTTGTTCCTGAAACAACTTCTCTTGTATTATTTGCATATGAAGCATTAACTCCCCAATAAAAACCTTTATCTATAATAGTTCCATTTGTAACATCTAAACTACCATTTAATGTAAAAGAACTATAAGTTACATTAGTTGTTGTACTTGTAGTTACTGTAGGTGATAATGTAGGACACGGATTGTAGTTAGATATATAACCGTTACTATCTATAGTTGCATAATAATTACTAGGGAATCTATGATAATTTCCTGATCCAGTATACGCTGTTGTTAATCCATTTGTTGTAAATAATCTAGTAGTATTACCTAGAGATCCACTATAATATACTGTAGTGTTTAATGTAAGTCCACACGCAGTACTTGCATTTGCATTATTTGTAGATGATATTGTTGTACTTACTGTACCTGATCCAGTTGCTGCTACTGTTTCTTTACCATTTAATAATTCTAATGAAGATTCTCCAGTTTGTAAATTAGTTGTTATTGTGTTTATTCTATATGTAAGATCATTTATTTGTACTTCATCTGCTAGACTATAATTCTGTAAAAACTTTAAAGGTAATTTTGCTTTTATTTTTGTTAATCTTTCATTAGATCTGAATACGTTAACAATATATGATTTGTAATATTTTTCAAATAATGAATCTGTCCAAGTAGTATCAGGAGCATTCCATTCATTTACTTCTAATCCAAAATGTATTGTTTCAGGATAACCAGTGTCATTGTTTAATAATGCAGGTGTATTGCTTGGAATCCAATATGCTGATTGTGATGCATCTGTGTCATTAGATCCTGCGTCATATCCAATTATTTCTGTTATTAAATTAAATGCTTGTGGTGATGATATTTCAGTAGTATGAATTGGATAAAATAATACTGGTTTTCCTAAATACGCTTCTTGTTTATCATCTAATAAATGTCCTACTTGTATATTTAAAGCTGTTGATCCATTCAGCAATCTTTCAAACTTCATATGCTGAAACGGTGCTATTATTTCATAATTAACATTGTTGCTATCTAAAGATCCATCATCATTATATCCTACGCTTCCCCATTCTGATTGAAATACTTCATTGTGTTGTTTAGCTAATATGTTTCCAGTATCTTCATATTTAAAATTAATTGATCTATAGGGTAATGCTTTATCTACTGTTTTTGTTGTATTGTCTACAAACTCTGTTATATCTCTCAATGTTCCACCAGTATAAAAACTATTTAATGTATCTATAGTAGTAAGACCATTTTTAGTTGTAGCTGTAAGATTAAATATTTTAAATAATCCTGCTAAAAAATCCACTATCTTTATATCAGGTATATTACTACGTAAAGCAAATCCACCACTAGGAATATCAAACGGACCATCAACAGCACCAGTTGCTATACTTGTTGTACTGTTTGTTGCAAATGTATCTATAAGGTTTATACTAAAACTTGTAACTGTTTGTGCTGCACTACTTCTAAATTTTAATTGATATGTTCCATTTCCTATTTGATAACTTCTTGTTCCACCAGTTTGACTAGTTGTATATGTGAATGTAGTTTCTAATCTATTGCTTGTAACTTCAATTAAGTCAACATAAATTGTATCACTTATTGTTCCAAAGTTTACGGTTAATTCAAATTGAAATAATTGCCCTGTTGTTAACCCATATGGTCTTATAGTGGAATTTGTTAATTGTAAATTCAACTCGTGAGCTGCTGCTAAATTGCCGTCAATATACCCTCTGTTTGCTTGTTGATTAGGTGTGTATGAATCTCCAAATCCTTCTAAAATCTTTCCTGCATTTCTTTGGCATAACATATATAAATTATAGAAACCTACATTTGTCGTATTAAAAAAGTCATCACTAAATACAATTTGTTTGTTACCGTTTACATCTTTTGTTATGCTTGAATTTTCAATCGCTTTTATTATTATATATAATCTTATACTAAATGTTAGATCCTTCCAATAATATCCTGATAAATTACCATTAGCTGTGTTTATGTTACCACCTGATTTGTTAACCTCTTGTGTTGTAGTGTTGTAATATGCAGGTGTTGTTGAACTGCTGTAATACGCTCTCATTGAATTACCAATAAGTGCAGTAACTAGTGGTGCAGGATAAGCTACGCTGTCAACTGTAACCGATCCTGTACCATCACTCGATAAACCATCAATAATTTTAGCTGATGTATATGTTGTGTCAAAATTAGATAGCCAATCTAAATCTTGTAATTTAAGATCTCCTAATATAGCTTTTAAATTCTGTGCTCCAAAGAATGTAATTTTATATGTATCTGCTTTACCATTTTTTAAATCTACTCCTTCTAATCTTATACTACCTTTTTGAAATGGCAAACTGTTTAATTCTATTTTTGCGTCTACTTTTTTTCTAGCATCAAAAGAAAAACTTAAACTTTGCGTAAAATTTTCATAATGCTTAAAAAATTTGTTGTTTGTTTTACTAGCAGGTATACTAAATGTTTTAGAAAAATCAGTAAATACTTTAGCAGGATCTTTAACATCTTGAATAACTTGTGTTAATGATATTGTTTCATCTTTAAATAAATCTAACCTAGTAAAATTTAAATCGTTAGGTAGTTTAGCGTGTAACTCAATATTGTTCATTATCTAATATTACTTATAAAGTCAAAAGCGTATTCTGCTGTTATTGTATACTGTATTACTTTATCATTTAAACCTGTCTTTATTGTTTGCTGATTACTTGTTATAATAATTGGTACTGTTTGTTCTGATCCACCCATTACTTTTCTAATCCAAACCTGTTCGCTAACTAGTAATTGTTTCATACTTTCATTAACACTATCGTAACTCATAGGTGGCGTATTCAATATAAGACCTTCGTTTGCTAATGTGTTAAATTGTTTTATACTATGTTTTTGCTTGTCATACTCAAAACTTGTATTATTAATGTTTCTTTTAAACTTTGTTGTGCTTACTTTAATATCTTCTGTAGTCTTTCCGTTAAAGTAAAAATCTTGTAATGCTCCGTACTTGTTTACAAATGTGACCTTATATGCTGTATGTTTATTACAAACTCTATTAATAACAAAGACTGTACTAATAACAGTAGCTGTTGTAGCAGTTGCAGTAAAAGAACTATATACTATTGTTGATCCGTCCCAATATGGTATCTGCCCTGCTGTGTTATCAGGATAATATAATTGTACTGTATTTCCTGTAGGTGGATTATTGCGTGATGTTGTTAAGGTTGTGTCTATAAGTAAATCGTTTTGTGCTATAGTTTTTGCACTATTCTGACCAGTTCCTGTGCCTTCCATAAATTCATAGTAACCATCTAAACCTTTATGTGCTATTGATACAGAATTTCCTACTTGTGTTGCAGTTTGTCCTGTATTAATTTCATCTACTGTTTTATTTTTAAAAACAAGTGATCCAGTAATTGAAATAAATTGTGGTGTGTATGAGTTGTTAAATGTAATATCTAAATAATCTCTACATAAATCTGCTATCTCAAAACTTATTGTTCCAGTTTCCTGATTTGCCGTACTGGTTGCAGTTAGTACAGTATCTTTACTCATCTCACTAATTAATGTTCCCCCAACAGATAAAGTTATCGTTGCACTTTTCGCTACATTAGGACTTGCGTATGGTTGACTGTGTGTTTCGTAATAAGGTGATCTTAATAATATTGTTGCCATTATATATTTTTTATTAATCCTGCTTCAATCATTTGTTCTATCATATCTATTACTAAGTCATCACTAAATATGTTTTGTAAATCTTGTGGTAATTTTTTAAACTCATTAACAAATGGTATTGTAAAAAAATTGTTAGCCCTTATACCTTTCTCATATATTGATCTAGCAATTACATAACCAATAGCATTATACTTACCTTTTGCAAACTTACCTTTCGTATCTCTAAATCTTATGTTCTTAGCTTTTGCCCACGATCCTATTGCAGAACTTGGTGGTGGTTTACTTTTAAACTTGAATGGTGTGTTCTTGTTTACTCTATAGTTACTCTTAGTACCTTTTACTCCTTTATCTATGTAATCTCCATAATCTTCCATAAATAAACCATAAGCTATCTGCCCATTATTCTCTAATAACTTTTGATACTTAATACTATTGTATAATCTTTTTGTGTTGTTTATAGGTCGCTTCTTTCTTTGCAGTTTTGTACCCTTACTTAAATTCTGTCTAGCTTGTTTTTGTACTGCTTTAAAAAACTCTACTAACCTTTCATTAATTTTGTCTGATACTACTAACATATATTTTGATCATTAGGTATTTCTATATTTAAATCTGCATTCCAACCTGCTAGATTATTTTCAAACCTATCTACAAATGGTTCACAGCTAGGATCATTAGTTAACTTATATCCTTGTGTAGATAAATCTCCAAACCTTAGTTTTTGTATTAATAAATTTAAAACTCCTAATTGTGTGTTAAGTATATCTTGTTCGTCTGTATTCTTTCTGAACTTATCAACTTCTTTGTATTTACTTGTGTCTTTAATATCCATAACTAATACAGTTATATTATATACAAGTGTCTGTTGTGTTGATACTACGCTGTTTACAATAAAGTGTGCTAAGGGAAATATAGTTTGTTTACCTAGATCTACTTCTGTTACATCACCTATTGTTACTGTCTTTGTAATATTGTTACTTAATAATGAACTTTCTAATAATTCACTTATTTTGTAATACGATCTAATTGCTATGTTTCCTTGCATTTGATTTTAATTCTGCTTTTTCTACTTCACCTTTTTCTTTAATGTATAATAATACAGTTAATGCTTTTGTTAATTTCTCCCTAGTGATATTCTCGAATTCTGTAATACTTCCTTTAGCGAGTTCGTAAATTGCTGAATACCACCCCCACCTTTTATGGAATTGAGCTGTTCTGTCGAAAGATTCTCCATCTCCTGATCCGTTAAATAATCCATCATATTGCTCGACAATTCGATTCCTAAATTGTAAAAAAAAACCACTGAACTAAAACAAACATCTAATGGCATATCTTTCATAGTATCACTTTCTAATCCTTCGTAGTCAACTATGTTATACTTCTCCTTATGTTTTTGTGCTATTGGTCTATAGAGCACGTTCATAGCTTTGTGCATTTCGTCCCAATTTTGCATAAAGGTTTCTATGTCTACGTATTCTCCTAATGATATATCTTCTAACACTGGTATAAAACCATACTCTAAGTTGTTTAGTTTAAACTTATGTATTAAGTCAGGTTTAATTTCTAAGATCTCATTTAGTATTGCTACTATCTGATTTATATCTGTGATCTTAATTTTAAAAGTATCTTTCAGATCTATACCACAAAATATTTCAATCATTTTCTG